TGCTTAAAACTGATCGGCGGGCCCGTTATAGACCCGTCTGGTCGTTACCGTGTCAATTAGGAAGCAGCAGACGCGGAGAAGGAGCCGTAGATATAAGCGCTTGTGTCTGTGCTCATAACGTCGAAGCCTTCGATCACGCGGAGGCAGTTCTGGTTCTTGCCGAACAAGTAGTGCTCGGATACGTTGAACTCTAACGCCTTGTGCTCCACAAATGTGGCGCCGGCCTTTGTGCTTCCGTAAATCATAGGGAAGTGAGTCGCGTCAATGTTTGGAAGCTGAGCATCCGGGAACACTTCAACGCGAAGACCCTGGAAGAGTTTCTCTGTAGGGTTTGCAGGGTTCGGCTGCAATACTGGGCGGCCGTCGTTGTCTTCCTCCTCATCCAAGCAAGCGAAGCCGGACTGGTTTGTGATGATGACGCCATCAATTAAGCAGGACGGGTCAAGGTCCACGGTGATGGACTTCTTGAAGGCCTTCCAGCCTGCGATGGCCTTCGGTGTGCCTCCGTTGTAGCCTGCCTTTAATGTTGCGAAGATGCTGCCGTTCTCTGTAATGATTGCATTACGAAGGAACCAGCGGTTAATATAACCCATGAGCCCAGCCTTCTCAGCTCCTAACAAGATGCGAGAAATTGGGATGAGCTTGCCGAAGTGCTTAATCGCGAACTTGATCGCCTTGAACTTCGGGTTTGTTTCTGTTTCGATTTCTGCACCGTCCTCGAACTCAACAAGACCGGCAGGAGCGCCGTCTTCGTAGTTCACGGAACCAGCAAGGGCGTCTGTAGTTTCTACAGTTACGAGATGCTTCGCGCTCTTGTAAGTCTTGCGGAGCTCATTGATTTCGGCTTTTACGTCGACCGGGATGAGCAAGTTCTCACCGTCAGCAGCTCCGTCGCCAGTGATGAGCGCCTTCTCTGTGTTGTCGAGCTCTTTTCTTGTCAGCATCTTGGCGATGGCCTTGAAGCCGCTGGCCTTCTTTGGCTCTGCTGGTGGCTCTGGAACGCCTGCCTTGTTGGCTTTCTCCATACGTTCCTCAATGTCGAACTCCTTCTGGAGCGCGTCCACTTCGTCGAGTAACGCCTCAACCTGCGCGAGGTCCTTTGTGTTTTCGTCTGCTAACAAGGCCTTCGCTTCTTCTGTCTTCTGTGTGATTTTTGTCTGTAATTCACGCATTTTCTTATTCATTTCGTGATCCTCCTTTAAATATAAAAATTATTTTTTGCAGTAGATGCGCCCAGTCGAGCGCGGAGCTGCAACTCTTTGATTTTGTCCGCCGGTGCCTCTTCTGGCTCCTCCGGTGGTGTGGCTGGTTCGTCTTTTTCGTAGACGGTCTCGCCGGTGTAGCTTTTACTTACTCCCGCAGCGCGCTGCGCTGGAACTGCCACAAGACTGAACTCGTAGGCATCCTTAACGCCGGACAGCGTAAAGGTGCAGACCTCCTGGCCGCCTTCCTTGTCGTAGCTCTTGCCCGGCCAGTGCCGGCAGTAGCTCTTGACGTTGTCGGTGCCGCAAATGGAGCAGATGCTGCTAGAAGGCGCGAAGCCGACGCTTCCTTCCTTCTTGATGCCTCCCTTGATTTCTGCAATCAGGTCGGCGTTGCCTGCGGTGCGTACCATGTAACAGTGCGCCACTAACTGGGTGTAGAGTTCGCCGGACTTTGTCGTCTTGGAACCCTGCACCAGCTCTGTCTTATAGATGCGGGCCACCTGGCCGTCAGTGCTGTGAAGGTGGTCTTTGATGACCGTCTTGCCCAGGTACAGCTTCTGCATATCCTGCAACGCTTTGATGGTGAACCGGTCGAAGGCGCGGTCCACTTCGTTGTCGCAAAGGACTGCCTTGAACGTGAAGACCTCCTCGGCTGTCAGGGCCACGGGTGCCAGCTTGTTGATGGCTTTGAGGTCGTCGTCTGCGACCTCCTGGGTCGATAAGCTGGCGGCCTTCTGCATCATGCAGGCGGTGCTAAAATCTCTTTTATTGTCTGTTTCAGCCATGCCTTGTCCTCCTCTCTCGATATATTTGTATATTGCGCCCCAGTGTACTGCACCGGGATGCTCGCACCGTTGCCCAGGAGCTGGTCGCCGCCGTCTTTTGCCGGCAGGTCAATCTTTTCGCGGGCTTCGTTCGGTGTCATCAGGAAGTTGCTGACCGCTGCGCTCAGTGTTTCAATTTGCGTTTTCTGGTCAGCTCGAAGCATCACGCCCGTGTTGAACTTGGCGTGGAAGCCGTTGGCCTCTTCTTCGTCGCTTAATAGCTTGTAGCCGATTTCCTCCTCGTACTGCTTCACGATAAAAAGAAGCGTATCGACCAGGAAGCTCAGCTGCTGCGCCTCAGCGCTTGCGTAGCTGCTCTTTGTGTAGTCACCCACCTGGTACGGCTTGACGCCGAAGGCGCTGGCAATCTGTAACGCGCTGTACTGTTTAACCTCCAGGAACTGGCTGTCCGCCAGCTTCATGTTGAGCGGTGTCAGGCTGAACCCGTACGGGATCGGGATGCTCGCGCCCTTGCCCTTCTTGCCCAGCTGGTAGTCCTCAATCTGTTTGAGGAGCGTCTGCACGTTCGTGTCGTTCAGCCCGCCCGTGTATTGCAGCACGGTCTTGGCTGTCATGCCGCTGTCGTACATCTCGTTGACCATCTTCTGGGCCTTGATATTGCCCTGGATGGTCGCGGCCAGCTGCTCGCGCACGCTGACGCCGACAAGTCCGTCGACGGTGTTATGGCTCTTGAAGTGCAGGACCTCCTCGGAGCCTAAAATGGCCACGCCTTCCGCGGTGGTGTACTGGTAATAAACGTCCGCGACGGTGTCAAGCCTGCGGGCGTCGTCGTAGTACACACGAACGGCGCGCGGGTCCATCGGCCACAACTGTGGTCTGTTTGGGTTCCTGGTATCAATCCACGCGTATGCGTTGCCCTTGTGGTTCCTGCATAACTCCATGGCGGACCAGAAGACGCTGGCCGTCATGTAACGGTTGGGCCGCTTGTTTAGCATCCTAAAATAGGGATGCTCGCGGGCGGTGCGGATGCCGTCGCCGTCTGTGAACTGCTGCAACTTTAGCGGCAGCTTGCCGATGCTCTCGCTGAGCACTTTCAGGCAGGCGTAGTAGGTCGCCTCGCTGAGTGCCGGCCCTTTGACGTCATGCACGCCCAGGAACTCCAGCAGCTGGTTCAGGCTCATGCTCTCCGATGTGTTTGCACTCTTGCCCCGGAAGGCCCTCACGGCTGCCTTGGTTCGGTCAATTATTTTCATGTTGTTTCCCTCCTTACTCCCAGCCCATCATGGCCAGGAACTGGTCAAGCGCGTCGCTCACTGGGATGTCAGGCTCTCCGCCCGTAGTCATAAGCATGAGCGCGTGCGCGTCAATAAAGGCGTCCACCGGGTCAATACGTTTGAACCGGACGCCGGGCTTCTTGTCGACCTTTATCTCCTCGAAGCTGTTGCGGACGATGGCCGCGTTCGTCATGGACCAGGTCAGCAGCTCGTTGCGTTCGTCGTACTCGAACTGGCCGCCCTTGGTCAGCAGCTGCACGGCCACCGTGGCGTCGTTCAGGTTCCGGGCGCTCTGGGTGATGGTTACGACCGGACAGCCGAAGGCCTCCAGGTCCTGCATCACTCCGGCCGCGTTGTGTGGGTCGATGCCGATGCCCAGGAAGTTCAGGCCGTACTGCTCGCGCAGCTCCGCCAGGTGCTTCACTATGAACTTGTAGTCGTTCATAAAGTCCGAAGCGCCGCCGGTGACTGTTATCAGTCCGGCGCCTTCCCAGATGTCGTACGGTGCCAGGTCCGTCTCGATGTGCTCCTCCAGACGTCCGCGCGGCATGAAGCTGTGGCTATACACATAGAAGCGCCCGCCGTCAAGCGGGAACTCCAGCGCCAGGGTGGTCAAGTCACCACCGCTTGACAAGTCAAGCCCCACCCAGCAGTCGCGGTACCCGTCCGCCGTGATGTCGGCCAGGGTGCGCTTAGTCGCGCAGGCCTTCCAGGCATCCGGGTCAATGAACTGGTCGTCCGTGTTTTTCACCCACATGTTGAGGTTCTTGCATAGGAAGTCCGCCAGCTCCATGCCGCCCATATCTCTGGCAGTTTGTGCATCCTGCCGGAGCGTCGCCAGACGCTCAGGGTCGGCGCAGGTGAACGGGCAGGCCTTCGGCCAGTTCTCCTCGTCCCAGATGTCGTCGCCTTCATCCAGGCAGTAGATGTCAATAAAAAAGTCCTCCGCGGTCGTGAGACCTTTGAGGACCTTGACGGCATAGTCGTCCATCTCCTTGCAGAAGCTGTTCAGCTGTTTGCCTCGCGTGGTGATCATGCTCACCAGCGTCTCAGGCAAGGAGCGCGTGCCGTTGTATATTGCTTTATAGACGCCGTTGTCTTTGTGCTGGTGTATTTCGTCAATACTTGAAAAGATGGACCGGAACCCGTCGTCCAGACCAGCCTCACGGCTCAGCGCCTCGATGGTGCAGCCCGTGTTCATCGCGATGATGGTGCTCTTGTAGTCCTTAACGTCAAAGTAGCCGTCCGGGTTGGTCACTTTGTTGTATTTGAGGTCCGGGTCGGCCTGCACAAACTTGGCCATCTCCTCCCACGCCAGCTTCGCCTGCCGCTTCTTAGTCGCGGCCGTGAATAGCTTGCCGTGGTTGTACCCGGAGAAGCCCGCGATGTATGGCCCCAGGATGCCGTTCTCCATCGTCTTGCCCTGCTGCCGGCTTATAGACTTATACCGGCGGCGGAAGCGTCGGCAGTCGTTGACCACCTTCTTCCACCCGAAGGTGCAGCCGATGTCGAACGCCTGGCAGCCCATGAGCACCAGCGGCTTCGGTTCGGCACCCTCGGCCAGCGTCAGGGTCTCAGCGTAGTCGAGGACGCGATGCGCAGCCGCTTCGTCCCAGTAGTACGGGAAGGCCTCGGTGCGTTGCCGCTCCAGGTCCCGCAGGTGGCGCTTGCACACCAGCTGGTGGAGCAGGCCGCAGCGCAGACCCGTGTCCGGGTAGCGCCCGGTGCGTGCCACGTGGCGCGCGTATTCTGTCACGCGGTCGGTCATTTATCCCACCACCTTCGTGAACTTGCTGAACTTGTTGGCCTTTGGCTCCTCTTCCTTGACCGGAACCTGGAGCCTGCACCGGCTGGAGATTGTCAGGCCCAGGTCCCTGGCCGCTGTCTGCGACTGCTTGAAGTAGCGGTCCTGGCGCTTGTCTGCCAGCTCCACCAGGTTCGTCCAGGTCGCCAGGTCTACGAAGTAGCCCTCGGCCTCTTTGTCCTTCGGTCTGTCTTTCTCTAGCTTGCGCAGCTCTTTGACTGCTGCCTCGTACAAGCTCTGCGCGGTGATGTATCTCGCCAGGGCGTCGACGTCCGTCTCGCCCATGATCTTGATTTTTTGCAGCTGCCCGGCTATCTTATTAAATTGCTTTTTCTGCGCGGCGGTGAGGTAGCCGGGCGCCTCGATGCCGTCCATGCAAGGCTGCACTTCCTCAGCCGTCCGCCGCCTTATCTCTTCTTTTGTCAGGTGCTTCCGGCCGTTCGCCTGCACCAGTCCTATCGGTTGACGCTGTCCTGCCATCTCGGGTCCCTCCTTTCAGCGCCGTGGGGAGTTTTTGCC